TGGTCTCGAGGCGGAGGTCGAGGAGCATTTTTTCGCTGGCGTCGAGGATGTCGTCGGTGGGGCGTTGGAAGTTGCGGCTCTCGAGGACGAGCTCGAGGCCGATGCGGTGGATCTCGCGGCGGCGCCAGTAGTCGCGGAGTTGGTCGGCCCAGTGCGTGAGATTCCCGGCGATGCGGGTGTATTCGCTGGTGATGTAGCCGGGGCCGCCTTCGATCTTGGCGAGCTCGCCGGATTGGCGCCATGCCTCGGTGTAGGTGAGGAGGTCGAGGGGTTGGCGTTTGTGGGCGATGTCTTTGAGGAGGAGCCAGGCGGTTTTATTGACCGGGGCGAAGAACCAGTCGTCCTGGACGAGCTCGAGGGCGGCGTCGAGGGAGGGCTGGCCGCCATTGAGGACGGAGCTGATGAGGCTGGCTTCGGCTTCGTGGGACCAGAGGGGGATGGTGGTGGAATCGGGAGAGGTCATTTGGTGGGAAGGTGGGAAGGTGGGAAAGTGGGAAAGTTGGAAGGGATTGGAGATTTGAAATTTGAGATTTCAGAGGGTCAGAGTTCGGAGGGGGTGGCGGTGGTTTTCAGACGGGCGTATGATTCGAGGGCGGTGCCGCGGCTGTGCCAGGCGTGGCTGTCGATGGTGCCGCAATCGCGGAGGCAGGCGGCGAGGAAGGCGGCGACTTCTTGCCAGCGTTCGAGCTGGGCCTCGAGGTCGACGATCTTTTTGCGGCGCATGTCGGCGATCTGTGCAAGATGGTCTTGGTCGGTCATCGCTGGTTCCTCCGGGCTTGGCGTTGGAGTTTGCGGAGGCGGAGGCGTTTGACGCGGGCGCGGCCGTGGAAGTTGGTGGCGCGGCCGCGGCGGTGAAGATTGGCGGGGATGGCCAAGGTGACGCCGGGCTGATGGGGCTTGAGGGTGAGCTGGCTGGCTTTGAGGTCGCGGGTGTTCATTGCAAGTCGGGGTCGAGGGCTTCGCTGCGGGCGTCGATGGCGCGTTGGGTTAGTGGGGCGCAGAGTTTGAGGGCTTCTTCGAGCTTCTTGATGCGCTGGGCGGCTTTGTCATAGAGCTCGGCGAGTTGGATGCTCGTCGGTGCGGTGGGGAAGTCTTTGGGGAATTTGTTCATCGGAGGATGAGGGCAAGGCCGAGGGCGGTGTAGATGGCAAGCGCGGCCAACAGGAGGAGGCCGGTGCGGAGTTGGGTGCGGGTTTTGTTTGTCATAGAGGGGTTGCCCCTGCGTGTTTCATGTGGCGTGAACTATTCGCACGGCCAGTCACCGGATCTCCCGGCGCACCATTCGTCAGGGGCAAAGGTATGGGGTTAAACCAGATGGCTTCCTGGATCTTGCGCTTGAGGCGTTTGTAGGCGCGGAGCTTGTGCCAGGCGGGGCTGCTGGCGTGCCATCCGCCGCAGATGGGGCAGTGGTAATGACGCATGCCGGGCTGGTCGCGCTGGGCGTCGGCGGCGCGGGCGTAGCGGACTTTGCGGCTGCACATGCGGAAGGCGGTCTGTAGGGCGCGGCTCATGGATGGCGGGGGCCGTTGTCGTCGTCGAAGATGGTGGCGAGGATGATGGCGAGGAGGCCGAAGAGCAGGATGTAGGCGAGCACAGGGGCGATCATGCGGCCTCCTTTTCGGCGAGCTGTATGGCGGACAGGATCTCGGCGCGGAGGCTGTCGGGGACTTGGGACCAGGTGCTGTAGACGGACGGGTCGCTATCCGGATAAAGGGCGTGGAGGACTTCGCGCCAGAGGTCGTCGGGCGGGGCGCCCCCGTCTTTTTCTTTTTTTGCGGAATCGGGATGCAGACCTTGGCGTTCGCAATAGCGGGCGGCTTTGGTGAGTTCGCCGGACCAGTTGTTCAGCAGGGTGCTGAGGTCTTGGCGGCGGTAGTCGTCTTTGTCGGGGAGGTCGGCGGCGTAGTAGGCTTCGAGGCGGGACCATTCGGCGGCGGATGTGGCGAGGACGGCGGCCTTGGCAATTTTCCAGGCGCGGGCGGACGATCGGTCGAGCGGGGTGGCCGGGCGCATGCGGAAAAGCGCCATGGCGCGGAGGAGGGTTTCGGGTTTTTCTTCGGCCGGAGGCTCAGGGTTTTCGTCCCCTTTGGGGACTATAGGGGTATTACTTTCCTTTCCCTGTTCCTGCGTCGATTGATCGTCGAGGGGTCGTCGATCGTTCGTCGAAGATTCGTCGAGCGCATATTGCTTAAGACGAGAGGGTTGCGGTCGGTCGACGCGTTGGTGTTTGCGGAAGTGGACGACGCGGCCGATGGGGCGTTCGGCGGTGCCGCAGAGGGTGATCCAACCGCTGCGCGAGAGCTCGTCGAGCATTCGTCGAACGTTCGACGAATCTTCGCGGAAGAGGACGGCGCCGCGGATGTAGTCGGTGTCGGCGCTGAAATAGCCTTCGTCGTCGGCGAGGTTGAGGAGGCCGAGGGCAAGGATGCGGGTGTCGTAGGGGAGCCGGGACATGACGGGGTGTTGCCAGAACTCGGGTTTGATGGTGCGGATTCTCATGAGGGTCGGGTGTTCTTTTTGCGGCCGAATTGGAGGGGTTTGCGGAAGGGGCTCTCCCAGGTGATGCCGCGGCGCTTGGCCCAGGCATTGAGGGCGCGGTTGAAGGCGGCGCAGTCGAGCTGCTCGTAGCCGATGGTGCCGGGTTCTATTTCGAGGGTTTTGCCGTTCATTTTTTTCACGGGCGGGGGTTGGCGAGGCGGGTGAGGATGGTTTTCCAGCCGAAATAGCCGACGAGCTGGCGGCGGCCGTCGGTCTCGCGGAGGATGACGGGGGGCTTGGCGGCGCGGTGGGGCTTGGGCTGAAGGGGGTCAGGCTGTTTTGTGGTCATGTTCGTGGCGTTCGTGTTTGTCCATGGGCCTCCAGCCGAGATTCGTCAGCAGCCAGGTCATGATTTTTTGGGTTTCGTAGAAGCAGCCGGAGCAAAGGAAGCCGACGTCGGTGTGGAAACCGGCGCGGCGGGGGCACAGGCAGCACCATTGGGGGTGGTCGAGGTCGTTCATCGGAAGCGGGGCTGACTGCGGTGGACGGTGGCTTCCCATTCGCCGTAGTCATTGCGGTGGACTTCGAACTGCTCGCCTTGGCGGTAGTAGCCGGTGTCGCGGACCAGGACGGCGTGCTCTTGGCCGTTGATGGTGCAGCTGAGGCGCTTGCGGTTCGGAAGGTTGCGGGAGCGCAGAGCCGTCGCCATGGTGGGTGCCGGTGCGGTCCCGATCCCCTCGCCCGGCCGCCACTCTTCTTTTTTTTCGGGTTCCGCTATGGAAGCATTGTCTGGCTCCAAAGGCTGCTGCTGGGCCTGCTGCCGGCGCTGGCGCAGCATCTCAGCGACCTTCGTGACTCCCGTGCGCGTCAACACTCGGAGCCCCCCTTCTTTTTTGCTGTAGTCCGCCCCTTCGGTGAGGAGCCCTTCTTTGGTTTCGGTGTGCGTTTGCATAGAGATTCATTGGCCCTTTGCCCAAAATTCTGTTTTTCGGGATCAATCACCCCTGGGGCACAGACATCAGAAGCGGCACCCCCTCCCCCCCTACTACCGGCACCGGGGGCATGATCGGCCTCGGCCGTGGCCTGAGTGGCATGGCAAGTGGCCTGACCCGTGGCCTCGTCACTGTTGTGCATGGCGCGAACCTCTGATCTCGAATCAGAGGACGGGGCCGGAGCCGGCAGCGCCAGGCTGTCCGCCTTTTGTCCGGATGTTTCCCCGGCAACACCGGTTGCAATCTCATCCTCGACCAGCTCCGCCTCGATGACCGGCAACGAATCGACGAAGGCCTTCACTTGATCCGGCCGCACCTCGACCCGCTCGACCCGGGCTGTCGCTTCGCCGGATAGCAGCTGCATCTTATCGAGCATGACCGCGGCAACGATCGCCGCGTCCTTCGCCGCTTTGGTTTCCGGCAATAGCTCGATGACCTTCTCCACCCCGAGCCGCGAGGCCCGGCGAAGATCCTTGAGAAGCTCCTTTTTATCCTGCTCTACAGAATAGCCCTCACGGTCACGAACCGCGCAAACCGTATTCCGAGACACACCGAGCGCCCGCGCCGAGGCGCTGATGCTCTGACCCTCGGCCGCCATCCGGACGACCGCCGCATATACTCCTGGCCGATCCCGGAAAAGCCGCTCGCCGGTGAATTCCCCAGCGTCAGCAAGTCTCTTTTCTGCCTCCTCTATCTCCGAAAAAAAAGAAAGGACGGGGGCGGCAACCTGGGCGGCCGCCGCTTCCTGAATCAGACTGGCGCCGCGCTTTGCCATCATGCTACGCGCAGACGCGGCCGGCGGCCGATGCGCCGAGCCTCGAGCCAGGCCACCGCGGACGGTTCCGGGATCAATGCCCGGGAGCCGACCCGATAATGTTCCAGCTCACCCGATGAGAGCGCCGCCGTGATCGTCCGCCGGCTGAGCCCCAACCGGGCCCCGAGATCCGCAATGGAGAACACCACCGGCAACCCCGGCGCCGCTTTGTTTGTCAGTTGGTTAGCCATAAAAAAAAGAAAAAGGGCCCGGCGCCCTCAATGCGGCCGCACGTGGCACGCCTCCGGGCTCATGTCATGTTCCGCGCAATAGCGCACCAGGGCGCCCGCGGCCGTGGCCGCCCGGACGATTTCCCGCCAGGGCCCGGTGAGCGGGCAAAACCCGTAAACCATCCACCGCGCCGGCGCCCGGCGCCCATCCGCGGCCGGCTTCGCCCGGCGACAACGCAACGCGGCCGCCGCGGTCATCGCTGGCCCCTCCGCATCAACTTTCCGAGCTCGTGAAACACCCCGGCCAACGCGACCAGGAACGAGCACAGCAAAAATAAAATCACGGCCGAATCATTCACGCGGCGGCCTCCGGTTGAGCGTCGCCAGCCTCGAGCCGGCGGCGCTGAATTTCATTGATGAGGATAAGCCGGACGGCCGCGGAGCGGCTTAAACACTGGCTCCGCGAGAGATCATCAATCTTCTCGAGGATGTCCGCCGGCACGTGCAGGGCGAGCACTTTGGTGGGCATGAGGAACACTTCTAGGTAGTTCTACCTAGAACGCAAGATAATTCTTGCTAGAATTTTCAACCGTGCGACATTGACCCCATGAAACGCACACCCCGGCGCAAGTCGGACCAATCCGCCGGCAAGGGCCGCACCCGCATTAGCACCACCATTACCGAAGCCACGGACGCCGAGCTATGCCGCCTCGCCGAAGCCTCGAGCCTCACCCGCGCCGCCATGGCCCGGGAATGCATCTCCGACGCCGTAGCCCGCGGCCTCACCATCACCGCCCACAAGAGCCACGCGGGCAAAGTCATTGACTATCCCCTTAGCCACCCCGGAAACCCCACCGCCCGCGCTGCCGACGATGCGGGAGCGTGATATTAACTCCCGAATACTCGGAAGACAATATCATTCGCGGGCCCTGGCCCGGCAGCTGGTTTTGACCTGGGCAAAACATCCCGCAACACCCCTTACTTCCCCGGGTCCGCCGGCTCATCCCGCATCATCAGATGCGCCCCCGCAAACGCGCACCCCACGCACGCGACAAACCCCAGCACCCACGGCCAGCCCGCCGCCGCCGCCATTATGACACCGCGGCCCCACTCCAGCCTCCCCGAGAAATCCCACGTCGCAAACACCGACGGCCCCGCCCACGTCGCACCCAGCACCCCCGACATAAACGCACAAGCCAGCGCACCATAGCACCCCACCGCCAGCAAGACCCACGCCAGCGCCCTCATCAATTCCACTTCGCCAGGCGAAGCCCCATCCAAGCATTCACCGCCGCCGCCGGCTGCTCCCCGCGCCGCGTCGACCGCACCGAAAGTTCCCCGAGCGTCCCATAAGCCCCGCCCCGAAAACGCCGCGGCGTCATCCCGACTGTCGCCAAATCAAAACACCACTCCGCCACATTCCCGCTCATATCGTGCAGCCCCAACTCATTCGCCACCTTCGTCCCCACCCGCTGCGCCGACCCCGCATTCTGATCATACCAAGCCACCGCGCCCGCGTCATTCGACCCCGCATAAGTGAATCCCCCGCTCAGCGTCGCACCACGTGCCGCCCACTCCCACTCCCGCTCCGAAGGCAAACGCCACCCCGTCCCGCCCACCATCGCCACATCATCCCGCACCCCCGACCGATACACCGCCCCATCCACCTGATACGCCGGCGACAGCCCCGACCACTCCGAGAGCGCATTGCACCACTTCACCGCATCATGCCAAGAAATCCCACCCACCGGAAAATCATCCCCCGCAAACGACCCCGCGCCAATGTCATAACCATTCGCCACCGCCCACGCCCGCACCGGCGCCCACTTCGCCCCCGACACCTCATGCCGCGTTATGACAAACCCATTCATCCACCCCGACCCGAACCACCCCGACTGCACCCCACCCGGCACCGTCACCCCATCAAACACCGGCAACACCGGCGCCGGCGTCGGTGAAGGCGACGGACTCGGCGACGGTGTCGGCGCCGCCACCAACTCCCCGCGCAACCGATAAAACCCCTTCTCATTCGTCACCCGCCCCGCATTCACCCGCCCGCCGTGCAACATCCCCGCCTCGATCGGCACCGCCACCCACGGCCCATGCAACGAATCCGCCCGCTCCAGCCCCACCACCACATCCACCTGCCTCCCGAAAACCGCGACCGCCGACCCAACAACCAAGAACCACCCAAGATAGTGCGCTTTCATGGTCCAAAACTAAGCGCCGGCCGCGCCTCCAGCCAAGGCCGAATATCCAGCAGCAACCGCTCCGGCACCGCTTCCCCCCGTTGAATCCTCCGCCACACATGCGCCCCCGACGGCGTATCCGTCGCCCGGATCACCACCGACGGCCCCACCGGCAACCCCTCCGCCGACGTCCGCACCCGCACCGCAATCGGCGCCACGCCAATGTATTCATTATTCCGCTCCACATACGCCCCCCGCGGAATCGTCTGCACCAGGATCTCCCGGAAATGCTCCACCTCCGGCGCCGCCACCGGCACCGGCCTCGAAGCACACCCCACCAACGCCGCCAGGACTAAAGCGGCGCCGGCTCGTGAACCAAAGCGTGATAATGTTTCCATGTTGTCTTGATATCCCCGTGACGCAGCAACCGGCTCGCCACCTCGATCCCATCCCGCATCGCAATCTCCGCCCCGAACTGCTTCCGCAACTCATACGCCCCCTTCGTCCGCTCCGGAATAAACGGACGCACAAACGCATTGATCGTCCGGTGCGTCAGCACATGCGCATCCGTCGGATTCGCCCGCGGTATGACAAACTCCCCGTCCCGCCCCAGCGCCCGCCGCAGCTGAGCCAACAACCGCAACCGCACCGGCACCTCCCCGCTCCGCCCCTTCGGCTTCCACCACGAACCATCCGGCAACCGCGTCCGCACCAGGCGAAGCAACGGCGACCGCTTCCCCTTCACCACCCAATCCCGCCGCAACGCCGCCACCTCGATATTCCGCAGCCCACACCACCGCATCAGCGCATACACCGCCCACACCCGACGCTCCTCCAGATCCGCCGAAGTCCGCAGCTTTTCCGCCGCCGCATCCATCTCCCGCAACACCGCCGCCGGGATCAGCGCAAACCCCTCGAACTCCTCCTCATCATCCTTCGTCTCCACCCGCACCTTCCGCAGCTCCGCCACCTCCGGCATCACCAACCGCGCATCCCGATACCAATCCATCGCCAGCGGTTGAAACATCGCCAGGATCTGCCGCGCCGTAGACTTCCGCCCCTCCGGCGAACCCGGCCAAGCACGCAGATACTTCCGCAGCTCCGCCGCCGTGCACCGCGTCATCGCCACCCCATCCGCATCACCCCCCGCGAACGACCGCACCCACTTCCGCAACGTCGACACATTATTCCGCTTCGTCGAAGCCTCCGACATCTGCAACCAGACTTTACAAATATCCCCGACAGACGCATACCCCGGCCGCGCCATCGTCTCCCGCGCATCGCCGCCGGCCCGCAGCTGCTTGGCAATAATCTTCGCTTGCATCAGCGCCAACTTCTTGTCAGTGTGACCAGTCGTTCGTCGCCGCCGCTTACCATGAATCAGCACCCGGTAATACCAATGCTTATCACCCGGTTGTTTCTCAACAGTTA